GGAAGGCATTTGTACTGGACCAACTTTAATTTGCCGAATGATTTAAATGATAGAAGATTTGCAATCAGTTCAGCAAAACAAGAGTTAAAAGGTTTATGTGATTTTCATAATTACGACTTTACAAAATATGAAGGCGAACAATCTGTTTTAAAAATGGCGCGTAACCTAGTAGATTATGAAGCAGGAAAAACGATACTTGAAACTGCTTTAGGAATAATAAGAAAACAAGATGTTAACCAAGTATCAATATTTGACTTTAACGTATGAAAGCTAAGAAATGCAAAGTATGTAAAAACGAATTTACACCGATATACACTACTGCACAAAGCACTTGTTCGTTAAGTTGCGCTATTGAACAAACTGCTCAGAAGAAAAGCCAAGCGTGGAAAGAGCGTAAGAAGGTATTAAAAGACGAACTAACTACGGTACAGGATTTAATGAAAGTAGCGCAGCAAGTATTTAACAAATATATCAGGTTAAGAGATGAAGGAAATTTATGCGTGAGTTGTAATAAAACTCCTAAGAAAGGAAACGCAGGACATTTCTATTCAGCAGGTGGACACTTCAACGTAAGGTTCGATGAGCGCAATGTACATTTACAATGTGAGTATTGTAATTCGTTTTTATCTGGCAATCTTTTACCTTACCGTGAAAATCTTTTAGCTAAGTTAGGATATGAAGAATTCGAGCGTTTAAGCATTGATGCGATGAAAATACGAAAGTTTACACGAGAAGAATTAAAAGAGATCATAGAAAAATATAAGCAAAAGATAAAAGACTTTAAAAATTAAATATATATTTGAACCAACAAAACAGAAAAATTATGAAAGTAGAAATCGAAAACTTTACAGGAACTCAGAAAGAGTTTGAATTAGAAATCGTCTATGCACAAGGAGTGATAGAGATATTCTCAGCTAAAGCCGAATACAGATATGGCTATGACTTAGCAACTGACACCCCAGAGTTTATTTTTGAAAGCATTCAAGGGGCGAAATGGAATGGCATAACAGGAATTTATTTCCCTTATGTTTTCTCAGAAGAAGAATGCAACGCAATCGAAGCGCAGATGAGAGATCAAATTGATTGGGAAGAAATTATAGATGTGTTAAACAATTGGAATAATAGAGACTAACGGTATAGGTATATGAGCAGTAAGCACCCACTTGTTTCTCCGGTTCTTGTGGATAACGCATCACTTATTGCTTCATATACCTTGTTAAAAATTTAAAATATACATTATGAAAGCAATATTAGAATTTAACCTACCGGAAGATGCACACGAGTATAATCTTGTAAACAAGGCAGTAGATATGAGCGTAGTGCTTCACGAGTTCGACCAATATTTAAGAGGGAGACTTAAATACGAAGACAATATAACCGATGATGCATATAAAGCAGTTGAAGAAGCACGAGAGAAGCTATGGGAAATGTGTAGAGATGGAGGTATAGAACTATGAAAAGCACAGAACTAAAAATCTATCACGCTACAATGTTTGTTATATTTAGCGTAATACTTGTTTTACTCGTTTCTAAGGCACTTTCTACTGATAGTGATAGGAAAGTATATCCAATAGAAAGAAGTGTGATTAAAACGTCTTATTTAAAGCCATCTGATTTATCAAAAGAAAACCTATCTTTGCAGAAACAAAATTATTACGAAAGATTATGGAACGAGAAATAATATTTATATACCTTTTGATTCAAGCATTTTTTATGTTAGGACTAAGTATGTTAGCATTTAAGATGGAATATTTTAATTTAGCACTAATATTTTTAGTAATTGGTGCTTTGAATTTAATAGCTTTGAGCATCTTTATATATGATATATGGGTAGGAAGATAGTAAAAGACGAAATGCACAGGAAGTATCGTATGAAAAGACGTACTTGTGATTGGTTTTTAAATTATATGTATGATGGTATGGCTTTTATAAGGCTAAATCCTGAAGAATGAAATATGTTTATAAGGTTATAGATTTAATTTGGGTGTATGTTATTAGCCGATTGTATAGAAACGAAGACAACTGAGAATAGTTCAGAGTGGTTAGCATCGGTAGCAAAACACCATAAGCACTTTATATCGGTGGTTAAATCATTTGGAGAAGACCGATACTCAGAAGACATAGTGCAGGAGATGTATTTAAGAATCTACAAATACACGAACCCAGAGAAGATAATAAAAGACGGACAAGTAAATCAAGGTTTTATATGGTTTGTATTACGTAATATTTATGTAGACTATTGTAAACAAAAATCTAAGATTGAAAAGGTAACTGTAAACGATGCCTTAGATATAAAGGATATTGAGGTTACCGGAATGGAGAAAGCTAAAAACGATATTGAGTTAAAGATATATATGGAGATAGATTCTTGGCATTGGTACGATACGATGTTGTTTAAGTTATATAAAGAAAACAATCATTCTATGCGTGAGTTATCTGCGTTAACTAAAATATCTGTAACGTCTATATTTCACACTATAAAGCACTGTAAGCAACGTTTGATTGAGAATGTAGGAGAAGACTATCAGGATTATTTGAATGGAGATTATGAGCGAATCTGAAAACACATACCATAGTTTGAGTGAGATTAGAAATAATTACGCTGAGTTAATTGATAAATATTATCAGTTGGTACAGAAACACGAAAAGCTACAGGAAGAATTTGACCAACTAAAAGAAAGATATATGAACTTAATAGATAACAAATGAAGACGATACGAGCGTATTTAGAAAACCAAAAGGAGTTAGCCTATGTATCATTTGCCCATAGTATGCAGGGAGAAAATGTTAACTTATTAGATGCAAAACACTTTTTAGAAAGAATAGTACATTTAGAATTAATGATTAAAGAATTAGGAAATGGAAAAGAAAAGAAGAGGTAGAAGAAAGTCTGAAGTTTTTACCGATGTGGTAGAGATAGTAAAAGACGAAGCACAAGAATTAGTAAACGAGATTAAAGAAGATGTCGCTGAAGGTTTAGGAGATACTTTAGAAAAGGTATTTAAGAAAACAGGAATCAAGAAGTTAGTAAAGTTTATAGCTGGAGAGGACTGTGGATGCGACGAGCGTAAGAAGAAGCTAAACGAACTATTTCCTTACAGAAAGATTAGCTGCCTAAATGAAGACGAATATAATGTATTAGATACTTTCTTTGGTAAGAATACTGCTGAAATAGCACCGAGCGACCAACACGAACTACTCAAAGTTTACAATAGAGTTTTAAATATAAACAGAGAGCCTACAAGCTGCTCAAGTTGTTGGAGAGATATTCTTAATCAGTTGAAGAAAGTATACAACCAATATAAAGACGAACACGATGCCAATTCCTAATCCTACATCTTCAGAAACGGAGAAAGAATTTATTAAACGATGTATGGCAGATAATACAATGGTTAGTGAATACACAGATATAGACCAAAGATTTGCCGTATGCGTTTCAAGTTTTAACGAAAACACGAACAATGTTAAAGCAGCCGAAGAAAACAAAAGTGGAAACTAACTATTACTTAGTAGTTATAAACCCAGAACTCCATAGACAAGTATGGAATAGCTTAAAACTCACTATGGCAATTGCTGAAGCTGAGTATGTGTTGTTTTATGATAACACGATTAAGACTATACATATGGAAGAGGTAAACTATGAAGAGTATAGAAGTTATAATTACTCACTGAACTAATATGAAAGTAGATAAAGTAAAAATAAGCGAGGTAAAGACGAACCCAAAGAATCCACGTCTAATTAAAGACGATAAGTTTAAAAAGTTAGTCAAATCAATACAGGAGTTTCCGCAGATGCTTGAGTTAAGACCTATCGTAGTAGATGAAAACAATATTGTTCTCGGTGGTAATATGCGTTTAAAAGCGTGTAAAGAAGCAGGATTAAAAGAAGTGTTTATTGTCAAGGCTGATAATCTAACCGAGCAACAGAAAGACGAATTCATTGTAAAAGATAACGTAGGTTTTGGAGAATGGGATTGGGATATGTTAGCTAATGAATGGGACACGGATAAATTAGAAGATTGGGGATTAGATTTACCTTTGGATTTAAGCGTTGAGGAATTAGAAGCAGAAGAAGACAACTACGAAATACCAAACGAAATTGAAACCGATATTGTATTTGGTGATTTGTTTGAGATTGGAGAGCATAGATTACTTTGTGGCGATAGTACAGATTCGGATTCAGTTGCAAAGTTAATGAATGGGCAAAAGGCTGATATGGTATTTACAAGTCCACCTTATAACGCAAATACAAAAGCAGGACAAGGAGATATATTTAATAAAAAGAAAAGTGTTAAATTGTATGATGAAGGATATTCAGATAATTTAGATAGTAATAAATATATTGATTTTGTTGTTGAAGTGTTAAATAATTGTTTTTTAAATACAAATGGATTTATTTTTTGGAATGTAAGTTATAATGCAAACAGTAGATTTGAATATATTAAACAAATATCAAATCATTTAGATTTTTTAATAGAGCAAATATGTTGGAAAAAGTCTTCAACAATCCCATTTAAAGGTTCATTAATGCGTGATTGGGAACCCATATATTTATTTAGCACTAACGGAGAAACTTTAGAATTAGAAAAAGTAGTAAGTAATCATTGGGAAATATCAAATACAGGTAGTCAGCAAGATAATCATAAAGCCTGCTTTCCTATTGAGTTGCCATTTAAAGCAATTGAATTAGTAAAAAAATCTAATTTAATATTTGAACCATTCACAGGTTCCGGCACGACTATGGTCGCATCACACCAACTTAAACGCAAATGTTACGGTATGGAATTAGACCCGAAGTATTGCCAAGTTATCATTGACCGAATGAAAAAACTTGACCCGAGTTTAGTTATTAAAAGAAATGGAGAAACAATGTAAAAACAGAGTTATGGAAGGAAGAAACGGAGGAACATTAAAACCATTTGATAAAGGCGAAAGCGGAAACCCTGCAGGAAGACCGAAAGGAAGTAAGAACCGAAGCACAATAGCTCGTCAATGGTTAGAGGTAAATCAGAACCTTAAGAACCCTTTGACTGGCGAGAATGAAACAATGTCTCAGGAAGATTTAATGACGTTAGCATTGATTAAGAAAGCAAGAGAAGGAGATGTAGCAGCGTATAAGGCTTTGATGGATTCAGGATATGGTGCGCCTGTTCAGCAGATAGAGCAGCATAATATTGAAATACCTTTATTCCCAGATGTTTCAGAGGACAACAGCAACGAATAAGGTTTTAGCATTAAAAAGACGAACTAAAATAATTCAAGGCGGGACTTCTGCTTCGAAAACGTATTCTATTTTAGCAGTATTAATAGACAAAGCATTAAAGAATACTACTGAGATAAGCATAGTAGCTGAAACAATACCACATTTAAGAAGAGGTGCATTAAAAGACTTCTTAAAGATAATGAGGTGGACTAATCGATACATAGATGCAAACTTTAATAAATCACTTTTAAGATATGAATTTGCGAATGGCAGCGTTATGGAATTCTTTTCGGCTGATGATAGTTCTAAGTTACGGGGTGCTCGTAGGGATATACTATATATTAACGAGTGTAACAATGTCACTTTTGAGGCTTACAATGAGTTATCGATTAGAACGAAGAGAGAAGTATTTTTAGACTTTAATCCTGCGAATGAGTTTTGGGTACATACGGAACTAAAAGACGAACCAGATAGCGACTTCATAATTCTAACCTACAAGGATAACGAAGCCTTAGACCAATCCATAATAGACCAAATAGAAAAGAACAAAGAGAAAGCGAAGACATCTGAGTATTGGAGAAATTGGTGGAACGTTTACGGACTTGGTTTAGTAGGTAGCTTAGAAGGAGTAGTGTTTAATAATTGGAAGATAATCGACACGATTCCGATTGAAGCACGATTAATTGGCATAGGGTTAGACTTTGGTTATTCAGTTGACCCTACTGCGATAGTGGAAATATATCAATACAACGGACAAAGAATAGTAAGGGAAAAGGTATATCGCACCGGTATGCTTAATTCTGACATAGCTAAAGAACTACAAAAAAACGTAGTAGTATATGCTGATAGTGCTGAACCTAAAAGTATAGAAGAAATACGCAGACAAGGAATAACTATTAAGGGTGTTACGAAGGGCAAGGACTCGATTAATTATGGAATAGATGTAATGCAACGCCAAGAGTATTTAGTAACGTCTGATAGCACTAATCTAATCAAAGAACTTAGAAGCTACTGCTGGGACACGGATAGAACAGGAGTAAGATTAAATAAACCTGCAGGTGGCAACGACCACATTATAGATGCGCTCAGGTATCACGAAATGGAAACTTTAGGATTAAACAATAGCTATGGGACATACGCCATCCGTTGAGGAAATGATAGCCGTAGTTCAAGACTACATATACGATAGAAAGCGTGTAAGGGTAAAAATAGTATTTGACAATCCAATGAGAATGAGAAGAGATGTAATGCTCTTAAACGAAGCCTATAGCATTGCAGTTATGTATAACAATAAGGATAAATAAAAGTTATAAAAATATGAAGTTAGAATTGCTTATACCAACATCACTAAGTGAGATTCCATTAAAGCACTACCAAGAATTCAGAAAGGTAGCTGAGAACTCAAACGATGAGGAATTTGTAGCTGAGAAAATGATTGAGTTATTTTGCGGCATAGAACTAAAGGATGTTATAAAAATCAAAGCATCTGATATTTCTGATATGGTAAGCCACTTCAATAAATTGTTTTCTGGGAAGCAAAAGTTTGAACACAGATTTAAGATAGGAGATTTAGAGTTTGGATTTGTGCCTGACTTAGAGAATATATCTTGGGGTGAGTATATCGATATAGAACGCAACCTTACAGAATGGGACACGATGCATAAAGCTATGGCCGCAATGTATAGACCGATTACAAAGCGTAAAGGAGAAAAATACGAAATAGAAGAGTACAACGGAACTGCTAACTATTCAGATGTAATGAAGTATGCACCTTTAAATGTAGTGTTTGGTGCTTCGGTTTTTTTTTGGACTTTAGGAAGCGAATTGTTGACGGCTTTGATGGACTATTTGGAGAAGGAGATGAAGGGGATGGACTTAACGACTATTCAGAACAATCTCAATTTGGAAAACAATGGGGTTGGTATCAAAGCATATATGCACTCGCTAAAGGAGACGTTACAAGATTTGACGCAGTTACCAGAGAACCATTGGTTAAATGTTTAACGCTACTAACATTTGAGAAGCAAAAGACGGAAATAGAAATTAGACAAATTAAAAAGCAACAACAAAAATGGTAGGATTCTACACGATTATAGATAAGTTAAAGACGGAGTTAAATAGTTCTCCATTTGTTAATTCAGTTACAGAGGGGAGCATCTTTAATGTTGACTTAGCTAAACAGACTATATTTCCTTTATCTCACATTATGGTTAACTCCGCATCGTTTGAGGAAAACGTGATTAGGTTTAACGTTAGCATCATTGCAATGGATATTGTAGATATATCAAAAGACGAAACTACAGATGTATTTACAGGCAACGATAACGAACAAGATGTATTGAATACTCAGTTAGCAGTTCTTCAACGAGTATATGAAGTAATGAGGCGAGGCACGTTATACACGGATTTATTTCAGATAGATGGTGTTCCTAATTGCGAACCATTCACAGAACGCTTTGAGAATCTTTTAGCAGGATGGACAATGACATTCGATGTGTTGGTTAAAAACGAAATGAGTATCTGTTAAGATGCAGAAAGACGAAGTACAAAAGGCTTTAGAACGCTTTAGAGACCACGTAGTAGCACAAGCTAAACGTAACCTTACCAACAAGGATAAGAACGTTAGTAAGAAGCTATACAACTCTATCGAAGGAGAAGTAAAAGTATTTCCTAATTCCATAGGTATGTACTTTAGTATGGAAGAGTA